CTGGTTGGAACTCAATATTAAACTGATCACTTTCATATTGTTTGACATAAGAATTAAGGTGTGGAGAAGTGTTGCACTTCAAGTCATTAATTAGAAGTTTGGCCGCAACCTTAATGTCTTCTGGGACTACTGGCCATCCAGCATCTACAACGACTATATAATCTCTACCCTGGGGGAACATGGGAGATCCAGCGATGTTCTGAATAATGTTGGGTGAGTCGTTTGTGTTGTAAAGGGTGAATGAGTCTGACGCAGAAGTTCTTGGAACCACTGGCTTAGATTGCATACGATTATATCCACCATAAACGTCGTCAATAACAACGGTTATTGCGCTCTTGTCTGCGGTAATCATATAGCCTCTAAGATTTGTCCACTCGCTATCTGTTGGCTCTGAGTCATAAACTAGATAATCATTCTCATAGACCCTAATTAGTTTATTTAGTCTGTATGGCAATGCGAGATAATCATTATCCATTCCAACGGAGTCTATGACCTCTCTGGAATAATAGAACCCATCTGCAATATATGCATCAATAAGACCGCGAGCAATGACCTCATACATCTTTGCTTGCTCCAGTTCATCTTCTGTATCTGCATATAGAGATGGGTCGGTATATGGGCGAACAATGCTCAGGGTATCTACATAAACAAGATCTCCACGAATGGCTGATCCATCTGTATTTTCCCCCGTTTTAACATAAATCTCTACGCGATATGTTTGATCATATCGTGAAAAATAATTTGGCAATGGAGTAGAAACTACCCCATCCCCATCTGCTGTTACTGGAATTTCTACTAAATCTTCAGCGTGATCGTCTAGGATCGCTATGGAGTAGTCAGTTCCTGCTTCAAGTTCTTCAACCGTATAAGTTAATGGGAATGGGGCTAGTCTCAATAGTTCCATTTATTAGTTGCCGTAATAGGTTGCCACTTCTTCAGCGGAAGCCTCGCGGATTCCCTGCCTAGTGAGCCACTTTTCGGCAGCCTCCTTAGTCACAACGTTATAGCCTGGTGACAATGTTCCTACACCCTGCCAACGAATATTCTTTTGTGAATGAACAAGAATCCTGTCTTCCTCATTGTCAACAACCTTTTCTGGAGCCTCTTCCTTCTTGGCTTCATTAAGTGCTCTGTCTGCTGAACGAGATCCAACAACGTTGTTGTCATCCATTCTTGTATTTGATGATCGTGATGGCTTTGGCTTACTTGGACCAGTAATTACCTCTTGTCCATCTTCAGTCTTTGTCTCTGCCTCTTGAAAAGCAGAAGTAGTGATTGCATCTACAGACTCTGCTACCTTGTCAGTAGTGGTCTTCTTTGGGGCTGCCTTCTTAGCAGTTGTCTTCTTTGAAGTTGTCTTCTTTGCTGTTGGCTTTACCTCTACAGCATCTTCATTAGTATTTTCAGACATTTATACACCTTTCCTTTAATGCAATTATATCAGAATATGCTGAAGGGAGGGAGTTTTCAAGACTCCCTCCCCTCAACGGGTAACGCTTTATTCACTCAATTATGAGGTGAATACGTTGTTATCTGCATAAGCAACTGCGTCAAGTTCTTCCCATGTGATACCGAAACGGACAAAGATGGTGTACTCAATTGTATCCTTCTTTGGCTTGTACTCACGGTTCACAGTGATATCGCGCTGGAAGCCCCAAACGCGGTTCTGTGGGAATGTAAGATCAGCATAGTCTGCTGGGTAGTAAGGAACTTCCTGAACATCAATGCCCAGAACGCGAGTGGTGCGAGCACCACCGAATGTCTGACCATTTCCGTCCAAGTAATCCTGACGATTTGCAGGAGTGCCTGCTGGAGTTCCAGCGAATGCCTCTGCGATAGCGTCAGCGAGTGTTCCGTTCTTCTCAACAATGCTTGCAAAAACGTCTGTGCCTGCGTAGAACTTGAGGCCAGACTTGATTGCGCGGTACTTGCGTGGGAGAGCGTAAACGATCTCCTGCATAACCTGTGGTGTCCATCCCTGTGTGAGATCAACAACGGCTTCGTGAGCATCGCTACCAGTGGTAACTTGGTTTACGAAACCATCCATGATTCCTAGGAATGGGTCAACACCTCCGTTGCCATTGATGGCTAGATCCTCAAGGTCGTTACCGAAAGCATTTGTCATTAGACGAACGAGATGGTCCTCAAGAGCGGAACCCTCAATGTTGTCCTCAAGTGCTTCAGTTGAAACCTCCCAGTCTAGACGGATCTTCTTGGTTGTTAGTTCAACCTTTGTGAATGTTGCACCAGCGTTGGTGTACTCGCCAAGAGCCTGTGAAGCAGCGCGAATAACACGCTCTCCAACATTAACCTTCTCAAGTTCCATGGTATTTGCACGCATGGTAACTCTACGGCCATCTTGGGCGAGAACTGTTGCGTCCCAAACATAGTCGATAAAACGACGGGCTTGTTCAGGATTTAGGATGCCTCCAGGAGTACCTGTTGGGTTTACAGCATTGGGGCCAGTTGTGACACCCATGTTAGCGTTAGGGATATTGCCTACAACACCCTCTGCTGGATCTGTAACACCACCGATACCACCAGCGGCTACGGAACCTTGACCCTGGTATAGACCTGGGGCAGTGCCGCCGTACTCGCCAGACTCACCTGGCTGGTTCTTCAGAATTTCTTCTGCCATTTGACTTTCACCTCCATGTTTTCTTTCCTTTTATTAAAATAGGTCGGCATTTGTGAGGAAACGACCGCCCCAGGCAGATTTCTCTACCTTTACTGGTTCTTCCTGCAAGATCTCGCCAAGATCAGCAGACTTACGGAAAGCAGTATCCTTTTCAACTGCGTCTACGCGCTTTCCGAAACTTTCCTGTACTTCTTCCACCTTGCTATTGATTTCAGCAACGGCTCCGCCGAAAGCCTTGTTAATGCCTTCAATCTTGGCATCAAGAGCCTTTACTGTTTCAGCAAGAGTGGTGAGAGCAGAAGCGAGGGAATCGTTAATCTCGCTAACCATCTTTGTGGTTTCGTCAACAACTTCGGCCTCTTCTGACTTTTCAACTTCGTTTGTTGTATCAGCCTTCATAGCCTCATCTTCCTTCTCTTCCTCGTCTTCATCGTCCATGTCTTCTGCCTTTGTTACCTCTGGCTCTTCAGACTTTTCGGCTTCCATTTCTTCTTCAGCCTTCATGTCATCGCCCTTGGCTACTTCAGCAGTTGTTGCATCAGTCTCTTCGACGGGAAGTGTGGTTGCCTCTGGCTCCACTGCTTCGCTCTTTTCAATCTCATCAACTACTACAATGTCTGAGTCCATCTTGCTAACCTCCTTTACCTCTGATTTACTAATCGCATTAACTTTTTCTAGTGAAGAAATATTTTTAATAACGCGACGATTCGTTGGTACTATTGTACCGTCATTTTGTGAATATACCTTTATAATCACAACTGGATCATCTGATTTAGCCAAAACTGGCTCTTCTTCAGATGAAAGCCTTGCTCCACCCTTAAGGATTACCTGTGATACACGACCATACTCATCGTCAAACTTAACAAAAGAATCTGCATCAATGTCTTTTTGGATTACTGACTTCTTCATTCTTCCAAGCATTCCCTTGACCATTGATGCCTTGTCGTCATCATTGCTTTCAACAAATCCAATGTTGTCCATTGACTTTTCGCATTGTGGACATGATGTTGAGTCATCCTTAGACATTTGAACAATGTCGTCTTTTCTGCACCAGAAAACATTTTCAATTACTGCCTTGGACAAGAATCCAGTGCCCTCGCCTTTTTCTACACTAATAACGTTAGCAAATTGATTTGCAGGATTGTCAACAAGAGATAGTTCGCTTAGGCTGTATTCCTTGATAACCTGATAAGCCTTGTTCATTTCTTCGTCATATACATCTTCTGAATCATGAATTTCCCCACCAATGGAAAATCCTGTAAGAGTTCCATCAAGAACCTTTTCCCAAGTATCCTGAGCACCCTTGCTTACATAGGCAGAAACGTAAATACCGTTATAAAACTTCTTTGAATCTTCATCAAAATACTTGTCTTCTTTGAAAGAAACTACCTTGCCAACAGCGATGGGCTGATGCATTTCGCGGATATTTCCACGAAAACCCTCAAAAGCCTTGCGTGATGCTTCCGCAGGAACTACGTCACCCTGCTTATCAAGATTATCAAGAGTCGCAAAGCCT